AAAATTAACTTTTATCGGAATGACTTCTCTTGTAAGACCATTATCGTCTGTACTAAAGATATAAAAATACTCATTGTCTGTAAAGGATGTAGCATTATACTTAACATAAATATAGACAGGAATGAGATTATTTGAGATAGTGGTTTCAGAAAGAATTGTTAAATCTTTTGTATCATCACTGCCTATTGTCAAATTTTCAGAAAAATAAACATTGGAATTAAAATCCCACCAATCATTTGTTTCATCCCATTTAATTTTAGCATTTGTTAATGCACCTCTCTCTACTTCAAGAGCAATAATATCTGCTTGTTGTCCATTACCTGTTCTATCTGCATTTAATAAAATAGCAGGTGTAGTAGAAGTGTCTGTTGGTTTTTTAATTGAAACTTGACCATCTGTTGTTAAAGATAGACCATTTGAAGTAACTACACCTGTAAAGGTAGCAGATGATCCACTAAAAATACCTGCTTTTAAAGTAGAATATGTTTTTGTAAGACTTGTGAAATTTGTTGTTGCACTCGTTGCACCTGCTACTGTTGCAAGTTCAAATTGATTTAAAGTTTCATTCCAAATAAAAACAGCAGGATTTTCTGTACTTCCTCTTTGTAAAAACAAGCCTGCATCTGTACTAGCAGTAGGATTAAGATTAGCATTTTTAGCTAATGTAATCACAGGATCTTCTATTGTCAAAGTAACACTATCTATTGTTGTAGTTGTACCATTAACAGTCAAATTTCCATCTATTGTTATATACCCATCAAATGTAGTATTGCCTTTATCTTGAACATAAATCACATTATTTACATTCTTATTTGTACCACTACCTGCATTGCCACCTGTAAATGAACTTGTAGGCATTTTTCTTTACTCCATCATCAATCTGTTTTTAGTGTTGTAGATACTTGCAATCGTGTAATTACTACCTAATGTAATTTTATTCTCACTATCCAATTCTGCATATCTACTAATCAAAACCAAAAGCACTTCACCTTTTCTGAAATATAAAGTGTTTGATTTCGCTTTACATAATAAAGGTAATACATTTTTATGACTTACTTCACTAGAGAAAGGTGATGAATAAGTGACAGGTAAATATCCTGAACCACCTTCATAAATTGTATTGCCTTGTGAGTCTGTTGTCTTGCTTGTAAAAGTCAAATCCGTGTTAATATCAATAGGCATAAAGTTATTAAGACTTAACATACCAGCATCAATATTAAAATCACTAATAGAGATCTGTGCATTTGCTCTTAAATCCCATTCGTCTAAGTCAAAATCACTATGGATACCTACCATGTCACTTGCACTCGGATAAGGATAAGATACACTTAAACTGCCTTTGCTTGTTTGAATAGCATACATAGATTTAGAAATATAAATAGGCTCAACATCAATCGTTAATCCTGATGGGATTGTAGTTTGAGATGCTAGGTATCTATAATAGACCATCGTTCTAGCTTTGTTTGCTAGTAAAGGATAATATTTTAAGCTAACTAAAGTTTGACCTGCATTTGTTAAAGCATTTACCAAAACACTCGCATCGGATTTATTGTAATCAGATGTATTAAGTACATCTGAATATCCAGCACCTACTTCTTGATCTTCATATTGCACAAAATAAGTAATGCCATCACCATAGAATTTAAAAGGAGTTAAGATTTCTGTGGCAGACTTACTTACAAGTTCTATTGTCTGTATTGCACTTAAACCATTACCTTCAGGATAACATAAAGCAAGTTCAATAAAGATATTTCTAGGACTGCCTACATCACCATCTGTAGTATTGCCTGTCATTTGGTAATTACTTGTAGCAGATAGACCACCATTTACAGTGAAGTCATTTTTATCTAAGATTAAAGAAACCTTTGTTGCAGAGATAAATTCTATTTTCTTAAATTGAATATTTTGACTAACTGCTGTAGTTGTGTGTCCATCATCATGCCATGCTCTTAAGACATCAATGATTTTTGTACTTGTTGGGAATGAATCAGTAACAGGATTAAAAAAGCCTGCATTATAATAGTTGCCAAAGTCTAAAATGATCTCATCATTTTCATACCAATTAAAAGTACCTACTACTTTATCTACATAAGCAAAAGCTGTCGGATCATCATCTGAAATTGTTATTGTTGCGATTACTTTCTCTACATTTGGATAGCCTGAAAATCTTCGTCTTAAACCATCTGCATATCCGATTAAATTGCCATAGGTATTTGGTTGAGTAACACCATAATATTCAATCGCATCACAAACCAAAGGTTCTGTACTGCGATCACCATCTGTAATTTGATTGCCTATATAAAATCTATTTCTACCATCTCTTTGAACTGTCTTAATGTTATTGTCAAAAAGATAATGTGTTTGCTCTGTTAATAGCTTTTCACTGTCTAAAATATCAATCACTTTCTTTCTCATGTCTGTGATATCCACATCAGATATTAAATCAGCAAATAAACCATCAGGTCTGTCGCTTAATCCAGCAGGAATAATAATAGGATCAAGATCTAGCCAATTTTCTGTTGCACCTGTATGTGTAGATAATAAAGCACCATTAGGATTAACAGGATTAAAACCACCACTATTTCTACGATTGACAAAACAAATAGGTAAAGCATATACATATCCATCTACAGTACCTAAATCAGTAGCAGATGCTTCATTACCTGAGCCTGCAATCCATAAGCCATTATCTGTTGAGCTTGCACTAAAAGAATAAGAAGTAGGTGATCCATTAGTACCTTGTGCTTTAACATTAGTAGTATCTGAAAAACCATCTTGATATGTATCTACTGCAAAGTTATCTACTGTTCGGAAACGATATTGATATTGTATTCTCTTAGTGGACTCTGCATTTAAAGTAGTATCATAAATATCATCATCTAACCAAGCACCTGTTAAAGATTGCACATTGCCATAAATGTATATCTTATTATTCGCAGGAATATTTAAACCACTTGATTCACCTGTGGCAGGTGTTACAGTAATAGCAAGTGATGTTGTACTAATGGAAACAGTAGTATCTAAAGTTAAGAAAATAAAATCTGTACCTTTGCTATCTGAACTGACTACATTAGATAAGCTACTTAAAGCAGTAGCAATATTTAAAGCAGTGACATATTTATCAGCACCTAAGACAAAATCCACACCACAAGTAATTGTATCTGTATCAATGGTAATCGTATCACCATTGGCAACATTATCACCTATTCTTAATCTAGCATTAGGTAAAGTAGCAGGACTAACTAATGCTTTCCAAATTTCTAAAAAGACAAAGGTTGTAGATTTTTGAGTAGCTGGTGGACTAGATAAAGAGATTTTATTTGAGCCTGTGTTATCATTTGCATAAGCAATTCTAATGACTTTATTTTTAACACGGACATCAAAAGCACTTAAAGTTAAGGTATTTGGAGTAGTGTTAAAAACATAATCAGAAAAGATGTCTTTTTTATTTGAAATGATGCCACTAGGTTTGGAATTGACTAGACTAATATCTTGAACTAAGTTTAATTCGCTATCAAGTAAAGGTTTGCCTGTTTGAAAGACAACACTCTCATAATTTGTTAAACTAGGATCAAGGTTTCTGGATGTAGTAGTAATATATTTTGCCATTTTACTTATCTACCTTTTAAAAAGTCAATCGCCAAGTAATTGCTAAAACAGAATTAGATGGCTTATTGATCACAGGGAAAGTCAAATAGTTAATCAGAATGTCATAATTCGTAACATCTAAAGTAGTATCATAATCAGGAAAACTAACAGGATCACCATTACCATCTAATAAAGGATAATTAGATAAAGGACTTGCATCATAAGGACTAACCAATCCCATTTCATTTAAAGCACCTACTGCTTCACCCTCATTATAAACAGTTGTGAAATCTACAACATTCGTAGGAATTGTACTGACTGCAAATGTTGTAGGATTTCTAAATAAGACAGATGCAAATTCTTTACGAGCAATTTCAGTATTTAATCTTCTTTGTCTTTGATCTGCAACACTAGGTACTAAACTTGTACCTGTTGCACCTGTACCTACTGCTAACATTGTAATAGGTGATCGTGTTGGATATAATCCTGAAAAGAGAATAGATGCAAGCAAGCTACCATCTAAAGTGTAAACATTATTTACTTTAATCTCTTGATCATCCAGCTTAATAAACACTTCACCTTTTACACGGTATGTAGTTTCATTAAATCCAAATCCAAAAGCTACTGAACTTTGTGGTCTTTTAATATTTTCACTAATCATTTTTTCTTATCTATCCTTTAAAGCGATATGAGTATTATTTCAACACTTGCAGTACCATCATATATAACTTGAGTGTTATTATTTAATACATATTGCTCAAGATTTAAGATGCCATTATTTAATAAGAAAGGTGCATTATTTACACCACTGCTCTTAAACACAGGACAAACATCCTCAAAAACAAAGGTTTGCTCTAAGCCTATCCACTCATCTTTAAAAAAACTAAACTCACTAGCTAAACCACTATTGTCTGTTACTGTATCTTTAATTTTAGTTTGTCTAGGCTTTTCAGGTGGATTTGCATTGCCTAATGGATTTGCCATAAATTCATCCACATCAAAAGCAACCTGCTTAACAATATTCTTAAATGGTATCATGCCTTCATTTAAATCATCAGGTCTAAACCAATCACCACTTTGACTAACTGAACGATTTGTTAAGCATACAACATCTATCACTATGCCATCTGCTATGCCATTAAAAGTAATTGCATTGCCATTTACTTTATATGCAGTGATATTTGTCAATCCTTGCTTAACAGATATCATTCGTTTCACATGAAAAGGTAAAATCACTTTACCATCTAAGACAGATACACTTGCACTAGCAGGTGCTAATACTCTATGCACAGCATTAATAACATTGTGTCTGTTTAATTTATTTTTAGAATTTAAAAGCAAAGATGAGTTATTAAGAGTATCTGTATTACTATGTGCATAAAATGATCTTACCCATTCTTTTACTAATGGATATGTATTCTTATGGTGAAATAAGACCTGTGCATTTCTTTTTTCAATTCTATTCGCAGGCAAAAGATTTGTTGTTGGTCTTTGGTTTCTAGGTCTATATGAATTAAGCACAAAGCTAGTATCATTTAAAGCAGTGAAACATACTTGATCTGTTTCATCATAAGGATAAGTGATTTCAATTTCAGTAGTGGATGTACTTAAAGAAATAACACGAGTAAATGGATTGTATTCTGTAATTTCTACACTGCTAGTAAAATCACTTGGTAGGATAGGCATACCATAAATTGTATATGGTGTAGAAAAAGGTAAAGTAAATTGACTTGTTAAGACAGGGAAAGTTTGACTATATGTTTTATATCTCAATGGTCTTGTCTTAAAAGAAGATTGTAGATTTTCTAATAGATATAAGTTAGCTGTGGTAGCAGTCAAAGGTCTATCCAAAGTGAAAACCTGTGCAGATAATTTATATGTATAAGGATTTACTTTTAAGATGAAATAAGCAGATGCACCTATTAAGACTAATTCACCTTCTTGCATAACTAACATAGATGCAATTAAGCAATGGTTTACAATAGAACCTGTGCCTGTTAAGTTAAGTCTTGGTACAGAATAAGAAACACTAGGTGCATCATCTGCCAAAACAGTATTAATGGCAACAATCTTTCTCTCTTGATTATTTACACGGATACGATCATTTATCCTAAAACCACTATCATACACTCTTAGGAATTTAGAGTTTGTAAGAGTATATCCATAAACACTAGATAAATAAATGCCTTGATCTGTCTTTCTTAAATCCTCTTGAAACATTAAACCAGCAGTCAAAGAAAAATCAAAGGTAGGTTTATTAATAACTTCTTTAAATAAAGTACTTGGTCTATTACCTATATTGACATGAGCAGGTTTAGTTTTTAAGAGTAGCTTATATAAATTATCCTGTAGTGTAATCACATCCTGTTGAAAACCATATAAGACTTCATGTGTATGTCCACTAGCAGTTTGAACGATGCCATCTAAAACATCATGTTGGTGTAGATCATCACCCCATTTATATCCTATAGGTGCAGATGTTTTACCTAAACCTAAAATAGGTGCATATACATAATGTTTATGTCCATTCACTTCTGTTGTCAAAGCATAAGATGAGATAAGACAGTCAATTAAAAAATCACCTATTTCTGAAATCTCAACAAGACTATTCGCTTGAACTTTATTAAGAAGATATAAAATAGCTTTACCTGTGCTACCTTGTAATAATGCTTGGATAAGATTTAAAATCGTATATCTCAATTCTGTTTCATTATTAAAAGAAGGTCTATCTACAGATTTAGGAAAAAGTAGTCCATAAAGTCTATCATTAAAAAACTCAGGTCTAATTTGAGAGTAGTCCACTTCATTTACAAGGTCTAAGCAATCTAATAAAAGACTAGAAAGAGTTTTACCTAGACCTTCATATAAAATTCTATTATTGCTACCATATTCGGAAAGGTAGTTAGATGCTAAAGAACCTGAAAGAGCATTAGCATAAGCGACTACAAGTGAATCCTGTAATGCTTTTTTTTCTTCACTTTTACTGCCAATCGGATCTGTATTGGCAATTGGGAAATCAGGATAAAAAGGAATTTTATCACTCATGTTTTTACTCTGCTCTGTAAGTGAAGTTTAAGTTGCCAACAGTGAAATAAGAGAATGGATTTAAGGATAAGTTATTAACAAAGCCTGAGCCATCTGCTGTTTGGTAATTTACATGAAAGGTGTAATCACTTGGTGATTTACCAATAGGCAAAGCAACAAGGATTTTATTTTTACTGTTTGTAATAGGATTGCCACCTATTACAAGATCAGTATTGCCTATAATGCAAACACTATTTGGTTTATTCCCCAAAGTAGTGATCAGTGATTGGGAAACTAGATTAAATTCTAAACCATTGCCATAAACACGACCTATTTCACCACCATCTGTAGATGCAGGTTGTGCTAGGTTTACATCAATAAGCCATGCGACTGCAACACCTGTAGTTAAAGATACAATTTGAGTGTATGAGTTATTAGGTATGATTTCTTCTCTAATGACAAGAGTATTTACTGAAAAAGAAAGCTGTGTTAAAGGCAAGTCAATAAAAGCAACACCATCTGCATTATCCAGCACTCTTACAATATCACTCACTCTTAGGTTAGCACCTAGATTAAGATAAGAAATATAATTTTGTACATTGTTTCTAATAGCAAGATCGATTTGGCTAACTTGATAGCCTTTTCGGATAACAATATTTGCTTTTACATCTATAGGACAGGGAATGCACTGTTTAACAAGTATATCAGCAGTCAAATGTTTTGAGTTATTAATTTGAGATTGAACATTTTGCAGTACTTGATTATATGAATAAGTGACTTCAAGATTTAAGAGATAGCTATAATTGACTTTGACTGTGACATTTTCAGGGATGTCAGAATTAGATGTTCTAGTTAAAGTAGTATATCCTTCATCTGTAGTTTCAATAATGAAATCAGGATTAGCAACATAAGATGAATTATAGAAAGTATAGCCTGTTTCACCATCACCACTCGAATCAAGTCTAAGCTGGATGCTTAAAGCATCTACACCTTTTTTAGTCAATTGATATGGATAAAAACCAATAAAGCTAAACACTTCGCTTGTGGAATAGAAATCAGAAGTGATAGCACCATTATTGATTAAGATATTATCTTTAGCTTTGGTGGAATATCCTTCAAGTAAAGGATCTTGTGTTTTCTTAAAAAGATAATCAGTACCTTGTGCATATTCTACATTATTTTCATCTATTAAAGTAGAGATGCTTTCAACAGGCTGTCTAGTGAGATAAATGATTTCACTAATATTTTCTTGCCAATCACCTATGATAACATCTGTGATATTGTAATCAGGCTGTGTTAAGCTAGTATCTAAAATAACAATATTGTCATTTGTTATAGTATGGTTAGTGAGATCAAACCATTCACCTGTTGTGGCATTTTTTAAACCATATCCTAATGTTTGGTTATCTATCATTTTATATAAAGACAAATTGAGATCACCTAATTTAAATTGATAGATGCCTTCAGCAATAGGAATGAAAAGACTATCTTTATGTGTTTGGAAATTTGGAGCATATAAATCAGTAGCAGTAGCTAAAGACACACCACGAATCCACACATCAACTTTGCCATCACCTCTAAATTGATAAGGTGATTCAGCACCTGCGACAAAAACTTCAGTAACACCAGCAGTTGCACTAGCTATTCTTTCAATACCTGATTTAGTACCTGTATCTACACTAGCAAGAGTATTAATTGCTCTTGAACTTAAATCTAAATTTGATTCTACTTCTGATCCACCAAAGGTAGGATTTTCATTATTCACAGAAAGACCATTAATAGAAGAGTTTCTGATTTGGTTGCTAGTGACATTGCCTGCAATACCTATATTTAATGCTTGCACAGGTACATAAACTGCATATCTATCTTTAACAGGATCATAAAAAGAAGATAATGTATCTATTGAAATTCTAGCGAATTGTGTAGTTTGAAAAGGAATACTGCCTGCATAAATCGTAGTGTATGAAGGAATATTGATAGTTCTAGTAGGAGCAGTCTTAACAAAGAAAACTACTTCACCAATTGCACGACTACCTAATCTTCTTTTAATGCCAAAGTTATATGCAAGTTTATCAAAGGCTGAATCAATAACTGCTTGTACTCTATTTTGTTCACTAAAGAAAAGAGCTTGTCCAAGAGCAGTTTTATAATTTGAATTACTGACTGCAATACTTTTACCTGTGTTTCTAGGATCATCAATAGTGAGTAAAGTAGTAAAAGACATAGCACGGTAGGTAAAGTCTAATAAGAATCTAGTTCTTTCCATTTCATTAACAAAAGGATCAATAATGACATCTCTAGTAACAGAGCCCGGGTTCACTAAAGCATCAGGTTGTAATTTATGGATGGTAGTAATCATTTCTGTAGTTAAGGTTTGACGATTGACTACAGGTAAAGAAACATTAGATTGATTAATATTGACAGGCTTGCCTACTACTTCTAAAGAATATGCACTTTCAATTTCAGTACCATTAACAACTTTAACAGCAGTGGCAACATAGTAAAGAACATTTTCATTAGAAAGAGAAGCGAAAGCACCAAATTGAATAGTAGGTGGTGTAGAATTTTGAGTAGCTTGTCTATTATGTTTAAAGACGATTTCAGTTTGGATATCAATAGCAGATAAAGTAGCAGTCAATCTCAATCGTTTAATAGCTTCACTGACTTCACTATTAAAAATGACATCGCTGGCTAAATTAGTAGAACCATCAGTTTGGATGAAATTTAATTTAGCATATAAAGGATCAGCAGTTTGAGTATTTGCATTAAAGGTTTCATCTGCAATGGTAGTTAAAACTTCTTTACCTATGCCATAGCTAATAGGATCTAAAGGTTCAAAGTTAATTTTTTGATAACCATTGATGCCACCACCTGAAGAAACACTAGCATACAAGTTATAATATTTGACTTCACTGTCTGTATGTTGGAATTTAATAAGAACATCTTGTGCAAGTCTTTCAATATAGATGCCTTGTGGTTGAGCAGGTGGTTGGTAGAGATTGACGATAGGTTGGATAACATTAAGATAAAAGGTTTCAGTAGTAGAAAGATTAAGAATAAGATTGTTATTACCATTATAGAGAATAAGACCATCAGGACTAAGAGCAGGATTAGGAAAGGTAAAGTAATTACCATCAAAGAAAATATCCATGCCTGTATAGGTTTGGTTTTCAATAGTGATACTAAGATTGCTTGGATCATCAGTAATACCTTTAATAAAGATAGCTTTTTGAGTAGTGGAATAGTTAGCAGGACTATCTAGTAAAGAACCACTAGGTGAAATAATTTGTATCATTTTATTTTATCTTTCAATTTGTTAAGTCAATAGAGCCGGGGACTGCAAACACAATGTTAAGATTAACAGGTGTATTTGCTCTGCTAACAAGACCAATATCAACAAGGTAGGCATTATTAGTATTAGGAACTTGTTGCACATCAATTTTCCGAACAGATGCAATTTGTTCTTCTAAAGATAGCTTTTGTATTTTACCAACTTGATTTTGAATATTGATATGCTGATTGAGTGCTTGTCTTACAGATTCTTGAATGCTAAGTTTAGCTAGGTTGCCTTGTTTAGCACCTACAAAATCAAAAGCATTAGTACCATACCAAGAGTGTTGAGGATTAGTATTAATTTTAGTAAGGCAAACTTTGGCAACCTGCTGATAAAGTAGATCGTGTTTTTCCACTTGTTTAATTTCACCATACTCATTAAATCTTAAATCATTTTCAATGCCTGTGCTTGCACATCGATTACAATAATTCTTTTCTGTAGTGTATGAAATAAGATAATTACCTTTTACATTTTCATTAAAGCGAATGAAATAGCCTAAGCCATCATCTCTTTTAAAAAGTTTCCAGCCTGTATGCACTTGTTTACCTTGTGCTTTAAATTTCTCATAAGTAAATCCAAACTTATTTAAATCACCTTGTATTTCTAGTCTTGAAGATAGACCTGTGGATTTATCTTTTATCTGAATAGATTGGTTTACAAGATTGACTTCTACTTTATTCATAGGCAGGTATTTAATAAGAGTGTTTTGGATTTGAGATGCAGATAAAAGACCTGTATCAAATTTCACAGGATAAGATACATTTTGATAAACAAAAGTGTAGTTAGGATTTAGGATTTTATATGGAGCATTAGCAGGGAAGATAATTTCAGCAGGTGAGTAAAGACCTTCTTGGTTTATGGTAATATTATTTTTAGTGATGGTAAAAAGACTAGAACCATTGATAGGTGATCTAGTGACAACATCAGTGATATTATCTAAAGTATAGGATTCAAACCTAATGTAATGTGGACATTGGTGTGAAACATGAATGTCTTTACTCATCTGTATGCCTTTCACATAATAAGTTTAGCTACAAAGAACATTTATATTTAAAATAAAAAATTTAATGAACTTGCAATAAGTTTTAATCTTAAGTGTTTATCTATTACAACAACAAACCAAAGGATAAAAAAAATGATCCACTTTTCTACACTAAACCAAATCATCTCTACTAAATACAGCAACCTCGAAATCACATCCGTGTGTAGTTTCGATGGTTATATCTTTACTTGTGAGTACACAGGTAAACACAAAGACCAAACAAGAGTAAATCTTATTTACAGAACACCTGTAAATAAAGCAATCTGCACCTTTACTTTATCTATCTATGATAAAGATGGCATTCAAATCGAAGATAGATTTGAGTCCTGCAAATCAGAAGATAGTCAAAAAGTCATCACCAAACTTTTACCAAAAAACATCAAATAAGGAGTATTACTATGTTAACTCAAATTTTAAATCAATCCATCATCTCTACTCTTTCATCTGTCTATGCAAATCTCAATACTGATATTTTGCAGAATGGTAGTATTGACATTCACTTGGATGTCAATACCAAAATCCACATACATGGGATGAAACAAATCCAAAAAGGTAAAACCTATATCCTTGTGCAAGTCATTCAAATAAATGGTGACTTTACAAAGTCTAGGACTTTCTACATTGACCAGACTGATCCTGATTCAGTAAAACCAAAACTCAAATTTTTGTTGAGCAAGAAGGGATGGTAATGTTAAACGAAGTATATCGTTTGTTATATACTTGTAAAAATTCTCAAATCCGAATGGAAGTTGAATTGGTTCTAGTTAAAAACAAACTCAGCATAAAAACCTTGACTGCTTTAAAGACAAAACTTTTAAAGCACCAATAAATATAAGTGAACTTGCAATAAACCTTTAGAGCAAGTGTTTAGGTAGTATCAACAAACCAACCATAGGAGTAAAAAAATGGCAGACCAAGCCTTTTTAAACAATGCAAAAGCATTAATCATGATCACCACAGATGAATGGACTAAAGGTTTCGTAAGTTCTCTTATTGAGCAAGTGAACTCAGGTAGAACATTATCTGAAAAACAAATGACTATTTTTAATGCAAAATTAGATGCAGTCTTAAATCCACCTGCACCTGTAGAGATTGATCCTGAATTTGTTACTAAACTTGAAACTTTAAGAAAAAAGACCAAATCCGAATGGTTATTAGGTTTCTTAGAAAGTTTAGAAAAACAAATGAAAGCAGGCAAAGCATTAACAGAAAAACAAAAAGATTGTTTTCAAAGCAAATATGACAGATTAGTTTTGAAAATTAAACCTAAAAAAGTAGAACAGGATGAAGATGTTGAAGGTATTGATTTTGAATCTTGGGTTTCTTTGGATGATATAAATTAATATGGATATACAGTCCTTTATCAATAATGCAAAATCTATTTTGATATGCAGTACTTCTATATGGACTAAAAATAAAGTTGAGCATTTATTAAATCGTGTTCTAGCAGGCAAGTTTTTAGATCAAACTGAAATTCATTTATTTGAATACCTTTTAAATCGTGTCTTTCATCCACCACAGATCACAATAGAACTTAACTTTTATACAATAACAGATTTGATGCAGTCAAATCTTGATACACCTAGTACATTTCAATCATGGTGTTTTATTTTTCTATCTGAATTAAGAAAAAACTTATTAGGAAAACAAGACATCTCTTACAATAAACACTACATCTTTGATGTCTTATATAGACAGCTTGTCTTAAAACAAAAAACCTTAGAAGATGGTCTTGCAGATCAAATCTTATTTGAGATGGCTAACGAATAAAATATTTATATCTAAATCCTTTATATATGCTCTAAATAAAGGATACATATCATGCCAGCAGGTTGGGAATATTCAAGATCACCTTATCCTATGCCACCTAGAAACACATCAGCTAATTCACCTTTTCTTAAAGGTGCAATAGATTTAAGATGGGATAGTCCTTCTTTCATTCATGAAAATGAAGGCTGGATCATTCGTGGTGTTAATATATATAGATCAAATACATCAGATCGGGGACCTTACCAAAGAATAAATCAACAGCCTATATCTGCTACCTTTTATAGAGATACAAATATCACAGAAATGATCTATGATGAAGTGATTACAAATTGGATAAGCAAAGGCAGTAATGCAGATGGTTCATATCGTTTTAGAACAGCTAGACCAATAGCTAGAATAGGCAGTGCGATTGAGCCTTCTACTTCATATAGAGATGTGGTTGTTAAAATAGATGGACAAGTAGCATATCCTGCTAGTGTCTTTGGTCAAACAGGTGATATTGTATTAAGACAAGGTGCAACCACAAATGTTATTACTTTAATGAATGACATCCAGCTTGCCTTTGATCCGAATACAAGTGTTGTTACTTGTTCTTATTTATCTTATTTACCTGAAGGCATAATTAGTTCTATTATAGATAAAAAGACATATTATAGAGTAACAACAGTGGCAGAAGATCCATTAACAAGTGCATTGCATGAAAGTCCATTAGATTATACACAGCCATTTAGTGATATTGAGATTGAGAAAGTAGATTGGATGTGGAGGGAAGGTGTGAGAAGAAATCAATGGGCATTAGAGCAAGGTGGTGAACGAGTAAGATTATTCTTAAAGAAAGTAGTAGGACAGCCATGCGAGTGTGGAGCATTTAATAGGTTTACATTAGAATATGGAAAGCAACCTGATTCAAGATGTATTAGGTGCTTTGGCACAGGATTAATAGGTGGATATGATGGACCCTATGATATTATTGTTGCACCTGATGATGCAGAAAGAAGAATAAGTCAAGCAACTCAAGGTAGGAAAAAAGAGCATTCATATGAAGTGTATATTGGACCCTCACCTATTGTATCTCAAAGGGATTTTATAGTTAAGCAAAATAATGACAGGTATTCAATAGGACCGGTAAGAAGACCAAATGCAAGAGGAAATGTATTACAACAGCATTTTAATTTGGGATATTTTGAGCCAGCAGATATTAGATATTCAGTACCTATGGATGGTGTGCCTGTGTTATGGCATAAGACAAAATACACATATCAAACAATTAGAGATACATATTCAGCTAGAAATGATGCACCATATTCAACACAGCCTGATTCAGCGATACCAATGATGAGTGAGAAAGATAGTGTATCTGCAAATCATGAATTAAGAGGCAGGACAGCAGTATGGGAAAATCACAATCATGGAGGATGAGATTAATCTTCATGCACAGTCAAATGAAATTGATGTAGCCAATGATCAAGTGTATATTCTACAAAATGTTCTATACTTTCATGAATAGCAATTTGGATGGGACCTTCTGATTCTCTAACAACATCATCAGCTTCTAAACTATCGTCAAAATTGAATTGACCATCATCAATATAAGCAGAGTACTGAATTAAAATTTCATCTTCTTCTTTTTGGGAAAGATGGAATTTTACTGTTACTAATTCTTTGTTGTGTTCACCTGTGTGTTCATCATATACAATAACATCAAATGTACCTGAAGGATATGCTCTATGATAACGATATCGATCATGAGCATATCTTTCTACAAAATGTTCAAGGTGTTTATGGATCATTTCAAGATGTGGCATAATAAAAAAAGCACCAACATCATCATCATCATCATCACCCCAATATGCTTTTTTGGTATTTAAACTAGCCAAGCGAACTTTAAGAGATGCAAGTTTATTTCTTCTTAACATGATATATAATCCTTTGTGTTTAAGAATGTTTTTCTATTAAAACATTTTTATAAATAGCTTATTGAACTTGCAATGAAAGCTAATAGACAAGTGTTATATATATGTAAGAAATGATTGATTACAAAACACTTTAAAAAAAGGAAAAAGCAAATGAGTAGCGAACTTATTAAAGCAATGGAATGGTTATCATGGCAACTTGGCATGATGTATTCTCTATCAGAACATAACTCAACATCATTTGATGTTGATGGTAGTCAAAGTCACTGTTCTGTAGAATATAACAGACATGAAGAAACTGTCTATGTGGAAATCACAAACACAGTTGAAGATTGGGATGATGATGCAGATGATTATATTGAAACAACAACACAACAAGTTGAAAAATGGGATATTCGCAGTGATGAAGAAAATGAAGATTTATTGATGAGTGAAATGGAAAGCATCTTAAGATGGATCAGAAGAGAAATGTAAATTTAGTTTAGGAAAGGTATGGTCTAACCAAGAACTCAACATCTCTAATATTTGGATATCTATTTTTGTATTCTCTTACAAGCATAAAGAAATTTCTAGTTTTCTTAGAAATATTTTTAGGTGGATTTCTTTTAAAATCTTCCAACACAGCATCAAACTCTTTATCGCTTAACAATTGTAATTCTCTAACATTTAACTGTTTTTCATCATCTGATGCAGGTGTGAAAGATTCTCTAATTCCTGAAAAATCAGCCACAATGTCCATTGTAATTTTCATGGCAACACCAACCATATGAAAATTAGGATCTTCAACTACTTCAAAAGTAGCATCTCTATAATTAGTAATGGTGCAAGTAGGTATTTGAGAGGAATTTTTTCTAGGCATAAAAACAAGCTCTTTAAAGTATTTTAAAAAGAAATTTTTTAAGTGTGCAGTAATTTTAGGTTTGCCATCAATCCAAACACATTTACTTGGTGGACAGTTATATGTTACTCGCTCAAAACCTCTTAATCTTCTACCCTCTTCTGTAGGTGAAACATATAAACCTAATTCAGCTGAGATAGAAAATTTTCTTAAATCACCTGTCTGAGTTGGATCAAATTCCACTACTTCAACATTACGAATATTCTTAGCTTCAAGTAGATCTTCCAAAGTCCAAAAAAGATTACCCCATGTTGTACCTAAAGGTACAGATGGCAAAAGACTTCTTGAATCATCTCTATAGGATCTACCAAAAGAGTTATCAATAAAAAATGGTCTAATCGTATTTGCTTTCTTTAAATTAGCAAGACGAGAACGAATGAATGATAGTTTATAATTAAACATAATGTTTATCCTTTTGTTTATAATCAAAATAAAAAAACATATAAAAAGATTATCAATATGCAATAAATTTATATGGTTTTGGTTTACATATATACAACAACAACAAAAAGGATTTTTTAATATGGAAAAAATGGATAGATTAAAAAAGCAATTTGTCTTTAGACAGCCTTTAAAAGACAAGACTAAAAAAGAAATAAAATTTATTGCAGAAATGATCTTAAATGAAGTAAGGGAAGAGGCAAAAAGAGCAGGTCAAATATTTGATGCAGTACCTAAAACACAAGAATTTATTTACTCATTCGGTACAACAATAAAAGAGAATGGTGATATAGTTTTATATTCTACATGGCAACATATCAAATACCATTTAAAAAATAAGCCTGCATATCCAATGACATGGTTAAAGACAGATAGAAATAGACCAAGACAAGCAATACCTGTAAAAAATAAACAAGGTGAAATAGAATTTAGAACACTACCATTAGTAACAGATAAGTCATGGATTCATCCAGCGATTGTAAAATACTCTTGGATAGAAAAAGCAATAGATCGTGCAGTCATGCAAGCTACTGCTATTCTAGCTTATGAGAAAATGACAGGTCAAGAAATGCTTGATCGTAAAAAGATAATGCTACAAGCTAAAAGAAAACAAGCTAGATTTAAAGCAATGACTACAAGGAGTAATAATAAAAATGGTAGACAAGATAATAGATGAAGTTATTAAAAGTATCTTTAAAAGGAGCAAATAAGAAATGTTTCATTACTTAACATTAGAAGTTCGCAATCTCATGATAGAAGAACTAAGAAAATATTGGTCAGATCATCCTAGATATCCTGAATTGGCAAATAATATACAAGGTAAATATAGCTTTGACCAAAGACCACAATTTGGCATGGTGATTAAGACAGGTGGAGCAAATAATGTAGTGATGAGTGCAGATAATTACTTAACAACAGTAAGAGGATATGTTTATCTAGCTAAAACAAAAAAGCTACAATATGGATCTATTGAGTGGGTCAAAGAAAATCCAAAATTCCGTGCAGATGAAGGTATTTATATTTTAGATATTACTCAAATAGAAGATCAATATGAAACTTATCGTATAGACATCACTAAATATAAAAGAGTAAAAGAAACAGAACCTGTGTTTATTAGTCCAACAGAAATCCAATTGTTAGGTACACCTGTGGAAAATAGTTTAAGGATTATTGAGAAACCATCATATATGCGATATGTAGAAGGTGTAGACTATACTTTAAATGGTGATGTGATAGAATTAGCTAATGAATTATTAAATGGTTTAAATATAGAGATCACATATACAGAATTGCAGGTAGGTGTGATTGAGCCAAAATATGTAAGACCTGATCAAGTCTATCATAAGATTATCCCCGGGGTTTTAATTTATTTTGGTCGCAGGTTAAGAGGTGGTGATCAGCAAGCGATTGTTGTTTTAGATGAACCTGATGATATTTATAAAGAGTATGGTGGCAGATGGGATGTTTCTGTAGAAATAGAAATTATAGCAAGAGATGTCCATTCGCAAGCAGATTTGGCTGATAGAACAACAGTGTGGATGTGGGCAGTATTAAAAGATCAGCTGGCTACAAGAGGCATCAATATGAATGAAGTGAGTTTAGGTGGTGAATCAGAAGAGGTGTATGATGAAAATGGTGATGATTATTTTTACACAGCGAGTGTATCTACAACCTTGCAGGTGGATTGGTTTATGCACATTCCATTGATAGAACCATTAATGTCTTATGGGAAATCATTAAGTTTAGAAAAGGAATTGCCTGATGCAGAAAATCAAGTAGGCTACACAGGTTTGGTGAAATATAAAATCCAAGATCTTAAATAATTTATTTATTAAATCAATGTTATTAGACAAAGAGGAGTAATCTTAATGCCTATCTTAAAATTCCAATGTAGATCATGTGGTTTATCTTTTAGTAAAAGAGTAGCTACTGATGTCAATTCTCAATCTTGTACATCCTGTGGAAAAGAAGCCTTTTCTGCATTACAAGGTACAAAGAGTATTGGATATAATGCAATTCAAGTAGAAGAAGTAAAACCACAATCAACAGGTGTTGAGAGTTTGGATACGAACTTTGAAAGAGTATTGATGCAAGATTCTATTAGAAAATGGGAAATTGCAAAGATGAGATATAAAGACAAAGTAAAGCTACTTGAAGAAACAAAAGGCAATCCATTAGATATTGTTGTTGGATATGACAATGAATATGTAATGGATAAGCATTATCATGAAACTCAAAGAGATATAAAAAACCAAGTCAGAAAAGAAATTGGATGTAATTTCCAACAAAAATAGGAGCAAAAGATTATGGCTATTCAAGGTGGCTATGCACCGCCCGGTGTATATACTCAAACAGTTTTTGATTCACCTTTACCATCTAGCAATTTCACAGGTCAAATACCTTTATTGCTAGGTGCAGGTAAAGAAACTATTCAATCTGTTGGAGTTCAAATGATTCGTGGATCTTCTTCATCTGTAGATCAACGAATTGTAAATGAAAATATGAGTGGTCGTGCAGTATTAGGATTTAATCCTGATGGTACACCAATTTTAGGTAATTTCAATGGAACTGCAACTAAAGTGCAAGTTCAAAAATTTCCTATGGTTGATGGTACGGGTGGTGGTGTAGTCGCTACTGATAGTTCTAGTGTCACTGCTTATGTCAATGGTCAAGTTACTGTTGTTTTAAGTGTAGATGGTGCTAAAGGTATTGTTGAACTTGCATCTACACCAGCTATCACAGATACTGTTTTAGTTTCTTATTTTTTTAAGAGAACAGATACTTTAATTGAGAATGAAGATATTTCATCTCAAATCACTACTACTCAAGCTGAAATCATTGGCTCAAATGGTAGCTTTGATTTTGATGCTTTAAGTAATGTTTTTGTTTTCTTAGTAGATGGTGTTCAATATTCTATTTCTTTGCCAACAGTTTCAACAGGCAATAGAGAAGATGATCTTAATAGAGTAGTTGCTATTATTAATTCAGGATCTTATGGTTCTTTAGAGGCATCTACATACACAGATAACTTTAATCAAGAAAACTTACAATTAAATGCTAATGGCTCTATTGTTATTGGTAGTGGATCTGCTAATGCTAAACTTGGTCTTGTCGTTAATCAAGCTACTTCAAGAAACAAGACTTTCTTTACAAGTCATTATCCTATTGTCGATGGTACTAATGGTGGTATTACTACTACTGATATTACTGATGTTGTAGTTAAACTTAATGGCAGTACAATTTCACCTGCAAGTGTAGATGGTACTAATGGTAGCATTACTTTAAAAGATGCTCCAGCTACTGATGCTACTTTAACAGTAACTTATTACTTTAATAGCTTTAGAGATCAATTTGATTACATTCCAAGCACAGGTGTTGTTAGTGTTGAATCTGTTTCTCTTGTTGCTGATGGATCAGGTGGTGCATCTTCTAATTTTATCGAAGGTGTTTCATGGGTTCTTAAAGATGATAAGATTGTTTGGGGTACTTCTGTTCTTGTTGAAGCAGGTGAAACCTCAACAGGTGCAACAGCATTTAATGACAGCCAAATCACAGCATCTTTAAAAGATGATAAGGTTTATCTTGTTAAATGTGAAAGAGTAATTGACACAAGTGTTGTACCACCTAGACCTTTACCAAGCACATTTAAATTGCCATACCAACCTGTCGATGGTACAGGTTCAGGCACACCTACTTCAAGAGCAGATTTAGTTCAAGTCAAAGTAGGATATAATTTTACCGATGCGATTGAGAAAGCTGATTCAGTAGTCGTTCGTGTTAATCCTGTTGATTCCACAATCGTCTTATCTGAAGAAGTAGAAGAAGGCAAAGAAGTATTTGCTACTTTCTATTATAACACTTTGACTGATTCTACTATTGGTGGAAATAATCAATATCAATTTGTTTGTATTTCAGATGGTGCAAGTGGATCAGGTAAATATCAAGTTTTAAAGCAAGGTAGTGCTTTATATGATGTTACTTTAGGTACAAAAGGATCATCTTTAAATGGTGTAGATTTGTCTTTCCCAAGTGGCAGTGAATTACTACCTGATGCTCGTATCACAACAGGCACACCTATTAATGAAACAGTGACTGTTAAATTTGCATCTAGCAATCCTACAAGTGCTTTATATATTAGTGGTGGAGCAAGTCCATATTTCACCATTAAAGATACAAGCGATCAAATCAATTTAGCTATTGATGAAGCAACTATCACAGGTGGTGTAAGTTTATCAGCACCAACAGGTGCAGGTCGTTTTGGAGCGATTGCACATATCGTAGGTGATGTGTTGCCATATACAGTAGAAAGTGGATTGGAAGATTTAGGTACAATTAGTGCAGGTAATGACAGCATTCAATTAAAGCTGGATAATCAAGATGTAGTAGTGAACATTGGCACAGTCGCAAATTGTACTGCTACAGATATTGCAAATGCTATTAATATTGCTTGTAATTCTGTATCTGCTCAATACCAAACCATGACTACCTTAAATGGTGGTGTAGAGATTATTGCAAACAGCCATGATACTTTATCTTTCCAATTTGTAGGTAATGTAAATGGAACAGTAGGCGAAATTTCAATCACTTTAAATGATGCTGTTTATTCTACTGCTACTGCTTTGGCAACAGAACTTGAAACACAAATCAATAGTGCATTAGTAGATGCTTTACTTCAATATGAAGTAGATGGTGTTACTGAAGGTGTGATTATTTCTGTTACTGCAAATTCACAAGGGCGTTTGATTTTTAGCTTAGATCAATTAGGCAAGAAATTTGAAATTGTAGATGCTCAAGATATTGTAGATGGTGATACCTATGTTATTTTAACAGTAGGTGGTACAGACTATACAATGGTAGGTAGTGCAGATAATAATATTGGTACTGTCTTTACTGCTAACAATAATGGATTTTTCTTAGGTGGTACAGGCACAGTAGTCCACATTCTAGCTGATGAAGATACCTATGGTTACCTTGAATTTATTAGCCAAGCTGATCCTGAAGATGATTTTGCTATCATTGCAGGTATTGATACAGATGATGCAGATGGTACACAAACTAAATTTGGTCTTTTACCTGTTGCACAAGTTGCTACTACTTCACTAGGTGGTGGTGCTTTAAAAGAAAGATTGATTTTGAGAAATCGTTTCTTTCAAGGCAATACATATTTCTTACCAAGTGGTGAGTTAGGTATCCGTGTAGTAGCAGGTAGCTTATTAACAAAGGCAGGATTAAAAGCAAGTTTTGCATCTGCTCTTAAAGGTGCAGTCGTTCAACAACCTACATTAAAGTTATTAACAGGTTGGACAGAACAAAAGACAGCAGACAGTCAACCAGCTGTGAAATTCTATAATGGTACTAATAACTCATATCCAGCTAATAATACTTTATTGCTTGATGTGAATGGAACTATTGTAAGTGTAGAATTTACATCTAGTGGCACAGGCACTTTAACTTGTGTAGGTGAGAGTATTGTAGATGGTTTGATCTTGATCTCTAATTCTATTGTAGATCAAATCAATAATGCTTTTGCTGATGCTGGTGTAGATGCTATTGTAGTAGCTACTCAAGAAGGTGCAGGCATTCGTATTGTAGGTGGTGGATCTTTTGTAAATAGTTATCTTAAAGTTTTAAATGGTAGTGCAAATGAAACTTTAGGTTTAACTGCAAATCAAACCTCTACATCATCTAGTGTAAATGCAAGTCAAATTGTAAGTGCATTAATGAGCCATCAATCAAATACATTAACAGATTTGCTTTTTGGTGAAACTCTTGCAAATGACTATTTCAAATCAAAGGCTGTTGCTTTTGTACATATTAGTGCAACTAACAAGCAATATCTAGCGATTGAAAGTTTAAGCACAGGTGTAGGATCTATTGTAGATTTCACAGGTGGCAATGCGATTACAACCAAAGGCACAGGATTAAAGATTACAAATTTAGATGGTGCAGTTGGTGAAGATGCTAAACAAGGTTTCTATGTAAAATCAAGTGTATCTAATGGATCAGGTTCAGCTAATACTTCTATTTTCAATAGTGGTCTTGGTCAAGATGGTTATATTGGTCAAACCTATGTAGATGCTGTAACAGGATTAACATTCACTATTTTGCCAAGAGATGGTGGTGTAGATTATCCCCAAGATGCAAATGCTTTCTTTAAATGGAATGTAAGTCAAAACATCACTTGTAATGCAAATATTCCAAAGAACTTTGTTAATGGTGTATCTGTAATCGTATCAAATACAACAGGTGTTTCAGTAGGTGATACAGCTAATCTTGAAACCTTTGACAAAGGTGGCAGTGAACCTGATATTGGTCAAGTTTATTATATCTCTTATACACAAGAGAAAGTAGACTATACAACAAAGGTATTTAATAGCATTGCAGATGTTGTATCTGAATATGGTGAAGTATCTACACAAAATCCTATGTCATTAGGTGCTTATCTTGCAATCTTGAATGGTGCAGGTACAATTGCTTGTAAACAAATTAAGAGATTAGCAGGTAGTGCTGAAATCACAGAAACACAAATGATTGAAGCGATTGATTCTATTGAAGGTGGCATTACAGCAGTTTTGACACCATCAGTAATTTTGCCATTGATCCCTGCAAGTGAAAGTTTGTTAAGTCATATTAGCAAGCATTGTGATTTACAAAGTTCATTAAGATTTAGATCTGAAAGAACAGCGATTTTAGGTTTTGCAAGTGGTACTATTCCAAAAGAAGCAGGTCGTTTGGCAAATCTTACAGGTTCAAGTCGTGTTCGTGTTATTTATCCAGATATTGCAAGTTTAACTATCACAAATGCAACAGGTAATCCTGTTACTTATATTGTAGATGGTCGCTATTTAGCTTGTGCAGTAGCTGGTACAACAACATCTATTAATATTGATGTTGCTACCCCATGGGAATCAAGACAAGTAAATGGCTTTAATGGTGTATTGAGAAATCTAACACCTGTTGAGGCAAATGCAACAGCAGTTAAAGGTGTTTCTATTCTTGAGAATGCAGGCACAACCATTAAGATTAGACATGGTTTAACAACCAATATGTCATCTGTATTGACAAAGACACCTACAATCATTCAAATTGCAGATCAAGTTCAAAGAACAATGAGAGGTGTTTTGGATGGATTTATTGGTGTTAAGAATTTACCTGTGATTCAAACACAGGTTTTATTAGCAGTCAATAATGAATTTCAAAGACTTGTTTTGAGTGGCATCATTGAATCATATACAGGTTTGGCAGTGGTACAAGATCCTGAAGATGCGACAGGATTATTGATCAATGCTTTCTACAAGCCAGTATTCCCATTATTGTATATTCAATTTACATTTAATGTTCGTTCAAATGGATAAAATATTTTAATAAAGTTGCAATCTTTTTAAGTGTCTTAGTGTTTATCTAATATCATTAACACAACCTTAAAAAGGAAAAGTCAAATGGACTTAAATCAAAAAATTCAAGACCTTAATAACATCGATTGGGAAATTGAAGGCAATGAAGATTATTGTATCGAGGGTGCACAAATTCTTTGTGATGTTCTTAACTCTTTTGATGATCTTCAAGTGAAATATAAACTTAAAGCAAAGAGTTTCATTTGTGAAGACAATAGAATTTATTTCGGTAGAAATTTTAAACTTCAAATTGTGATCACTGAAGAAAAAATAGCAGATGTTGGAAGAAATGATGGTACTTATTCATATAGTGAATTTTCAAGTCATTCATTTAAATGGTATAACTTAGTATCCAAACCTGAATTTTTAAAGAAAGTGATTTTGCATTATATCAATCAATAAAGGTGTGTTTTTTATAATTATTCTATAGTATGATCCTTTGTATTGATAAAACACAAAGGATTTAAAATGAAGTATTCATATATCAGTAAGTATGCTAGTCCAACATCTATTGTCAAATTAGCTTTTAGCAATCTCTTTAATTTAATTCCAATCGATAAAGAAAAGATTGTAGCAGATGCTTTAATCACAGCTTTGGCAGATGCGATTATGAATTTAAAAGTATATGCTACTAAATCACTAACACCATTAGAATATTTAAAAGGTATGGTAACTTTAACAAGACCAAGTTTATTACACAGTGGTGAATATGAACTTGAAGGTGTTATTGGTGCAAGAATGTTCTTTCAAGGAAATATCTTGCATACAGACATGGCAAAAAAGTTATTAAAGGCTGTTAAGAATTATGGTAATCAAGCTGATCTTTTGACTGCTCTTAAATCAGATCTTTCTACTGATGCAGGTAAAAATGAACTGATGAAAGAAATTCAAAATCAAATCATTGGTTTTGAAGAAGAAGATGAAGATGACAGTTGGGATGAAAGTGAAGAAGGATTTTTTGATGATGAAAAGATTGAAGATTTTATAGATGAAGTTTTTCAATCAAATATTGATTTAAGAAAAGAAAACATAGATAATATCCCCGGGGAAGGTCAATTAGTTATTGATGAACAAAAAATTGATCAAACACATTTAGAAAAGATTGTCATGTCTTTTGAAGTCAATCGTTTAAATGTAGGTATTGAGATGTGCTGTCAATATAATCTTAAAGCACATAGATACACGGATGAAAATACTTAGAAAAAAGATTTAATATAATATAATATGATTGAACTCTTTTTATTAAAAGGACAATCATGTTTTCAGATTTCTTTGAATCACTACAAAGACCAGATGTTAAACCTAAAAAATGGATGAAAGAAGTTGATCTCATTTTAGGTACTAAAGATAATATTAAACAAGCTATTGATGAATGTTTGGCATCTAGTCATTATGGCATAGACTTAGAAACAACAGGTTTAGATAATCGTGTTTTTCATGGTAGAACAAGAGCATCTATTGTAGGTATTTCTATTGCTCCGAATGAAAAGAAAGCATATTACTTTCCTATTAGACACAGTGCAGGTACAGAACATAATGTTTCATGGTCAATCATAGATAGAGAATTTAGTCGCTTGCTTAATGTAAATGCTACTGCTATTCCTATATTCCATAATGGTGCTTTTGATCAAGAGTTTTTAGAATATAATGGCGAAACTCTTTTAGGTAAAGAAAGATTTGAAAATCCAAAGCTATGGGAAGATAACTATATTATGGCTTGTCTTATGAACAGTCGTGATAAAGGTGGTCGTGGTCTTAAAGATATGTCTAAAGATAAATTAGGTTGGGAAATGATTGAACTTGATGAACTCATTCCTAAATCTAAAATTAAAGATTATTCTACTCTTGATCCGTCTTGGGATGCTTGTGTATGGTATGCAGGTGCTGATGCTTTATGTACTCTTAAACTTTATAATATCTTAAAAGACATCTTTCCTAAAGAAATGATTAGTCTTTATATGATAGAAAAGAAATGCAATACATCAGTTAGGTGGATGCACAGAAACAGAGTTTATATTGATCAAAAGAAAACACAAGAGTTTATTAAGATTGGTCAAAAGGAATGGATGGACAGCCTTATTGAAGTATATGAAGGAGCAAATGAATTACTTGGTAGAGATGTTATGCCAGCATACATTAAAATCATGAAAGGCGATTTAAAAGGTGTTAATAAGTTTAATACAGATAATACAGATAGCTTTAAAGATTGCATAGACGAGGCAAGAAAAGAAGCTGATCGTATGTATCCACATTTAGATATGGCAGGTGAAGATTTTGTAGCTAGAAAAATGGTAGCATCTTTAACTAATCCTAAACAAAAAGAAGAAGTAGTCTTTGAATATAAATATGATATTTTATCTTCTCAACAATTAGGCATGATGTTTAGAGAATTAGAAGTACCTAATTTACAAACTACTGCAAGTGGTCAAGTGGCAACAGGTGCTGATGTTTTAGATGAAGTAATTGAAGAGGCATCCGATACTTTTCCATTTGTGAGAAAGATTAAAAGATTAAGAGAACTAGCTAAAGCATTAGGTCAATATCTCATACCTATGAAAGAAGATATTGCAGATGATGGTACATTAAAACCAAAGTTTAATCAGTTCGGAGCAGATACAGGTCGTTTTAGTTGTGGTACTACAAGTAGACCATGGGAGACAAAAGATGGTGGTTGTAGAGTACCTTTTCAAGGTATTCCATCAGGATATGATCCGAAAAGACCAATGATTACTTCAAGATTAAGAGAGTGTATTGCAGTAAGAAATCCTGATCATTATTTAGTAGCAATTGACTATGCAGGTGTTGAGTTAAGAATTGTAACAAACATTAGTCAAGAGCCTTTATGGATTGAAGAATTTTTTAGATGTTCATCATGCAATCGTAAATATACTAAAGAACGAGGCGAAGATGGATTTCCTATTATACCACCAGCTATCTGTATATGTGGATCAGATAAAATAGGTGATTTGCATACATTGACAGCAGTTGCTTTTTATGGTGAAGAGGCAAAGAAAAGACCTGATTGGAAAGCATTAAGAGGCAATGCGAAAGGTGTTAATTTTGCTTTATGTTATGGTGGTACAGGTAAAGCAGTAGTTAGAACTATTAGTTGTACTCAAGAAGAAGGTGATGAGAAATATCAAACCTTTACAAAGACATATAAAGGTTTAACAAAGTGGTGGAAAAAGGAAGTGGATTTTGCCAAAGAAAATGGATATGTATTAACAGCTTTTGGTCGAAGAATGTTAATGCCTGATATTAAATCTAAAGAGTTTTCTTTGAGATCAAAGGATGAGAGAAAGGCAGTAAATTCACCTGTGCAAGGTACGAGTGCAGATATTACTAAGATTGCAATGAGTTTAATTTATGAGAATGTTAAAAAGAGAAATTGGTTTGATAAGCTAATGATGATTTTAACAGTGCATGATGAAATTGTGTTTGAAATCCATAAAGACATTATAGGTGAAGCGATACCTTTGTTATGTGATATTATGGTTAGGAATAAAGCATTGCAAAATAAGAATTGGATTGTACCATTAACAGTGGATGTTGAGATAGGAAAAGATTGGTCTGTGCCTTATGACTTGAAAGAGTTAAGGGAAGGCAAAGGTGAAGATGAGTTTTTAGTAAATGCTTTTAAAGTAGATCATAGTGGACAGCCAAAGCCAAAGGTATTAAATGAAACAACCTTAAGCACGGAGCAAGAGGAAAAAGCAAAGCATTATGAGATTTATGAGTTGAGTGAGTTATCTCATAGTGAAACAGACAGGTTAAGCGAATGGATTAAGAATAATGCAGGTAAAGACATTAAGATTATGTATCAAGGTAGAGATGTATCTATCTTATTAAAGGAATAAATTAAAATGATCTGTTATTTTAATAATCGTGGTGGTTGTGTATGTCATAATCATTGGCAAGTAGCATTATTTAGTAGTGCATATCACAATCAACATGGTTTCTATATAAGAAAAGATAATTTTAGGAAGTCAATTTCTTTATATATAGGAAGGTCTTTACCTAAACATACTTGGATGAATGATCCTGATGTGTATTTGGCATTATCAGTGGAAAGAACAAAAAATGATCTGTTGGTTTAATAATAATGGCAATAATGTGCAGTTCAATCCTTTACTTGTATGTTTTATTTCATCTAAATTATCATCTAATGTTAGTGGAATGTATCCTAGAAATAAAGAATCGTTTAGAAATACAATAGGTTTATTTATAGCTAGGACTTTACCTGAAAATACATGGATGAACGATCCTGATGTATATTTAGCACCATGTAAGAAAGATAAGTAAAATGATCTGTTGGTTTCACTCACATGGAAATTTAGTAAGATACAATAAAGAGTTAGTATTCTTAGTAAATAACTATCAAGGTGCAGGATTTCATATAAGGGAGGGAAACTCATTTAGGAAGAGTATAGCTTTCTTTAATGTTAGAGCATTAGTCCAGCCTAATGGTAGAAATTGGTATCAAGATTGTGATGTGCATTTAGCACCATGTAAGAGAGATAAGTAAAATGATTTTTAGTTTTGAGATGTCAGCGAATGAAGTGAAAAGAAATACTCGATTTGTGTTAATCACTTCAAGTTCTTTTGGAAACACAGGATTACCTATAAAAGAAACTAATTTTAGAGATGCTTTAGCTTTCTATATTGTGAGAACAGGTTATCTTATGGATTCTAGGAAATATGAGAATTGGCATCGTGCTAATGATATGTATTTTAAACCTACTATAGAAAGATAAGTAAAATGATTTGTTGGTTTGAAAATTCAAATAATGACATCACATCTATTGATTCTCATGTCTTCTTTTTATCAAGTGTATCTAGTAGACATTCAGGATATTACATAGATCAGAAAAACTTTAGATTAAATATGTCTATCTATGTAGCAAGAGGAAGAGATGTTATAAATAGAACTTGGATAAATAATTGTGATAGATATTATGCTCCTATTATTAAGGATGAAGAGAAATGATTTGTTGGTTAGAATTATCATCAAATGATGTAATGCACTCATCACAATATAAGTATTTTATTAGTTCTATTACTTCAAAAGCTAGTAGAGATGATTGTGGCAAACAAGGTTTCTTTTTACAGCCTTATTATTTTAGAGATAGCATAGCATTAAGTGTATCTAAATCTTTAATAAAACATACTTGGATAAATCAAGCAGATGTGTATTTAGCACCTAAGAAAGAATGTAGATAAAATGTTATATTGGTTTCATCATGGTGGCAATAGGTTTCAATATAATGAAAAGCTATGTCATTATATAAACAATTATGAAGGAGCTGGACTTGTGATTACAAAAGATAATTTTAGAAGGTGTATGGCATTATCGATTGCAAGAGCAAGAGAAATCGTAGGCAGAAATAATTGGATTGTAGATTCTGATTTATATATCTCACCAAAGAAAGAAGATAAATAAAATGAAAGATTTATTATTTGAATGTAATAATCAAGGCATGACAGAAAAAGACTTTACTGAAATGTTTTGCAAGGTTTGTAAAAATAGAAAATGTGAAAGAGCAAGCTGGGCATTTTCTACTTGGGATGAAAGAATTATTACTCAAGTCGATAGGTTTTTTAATACACCTACAATAAAGCAATCTGAAGCATCTCAATATAAAGGCATCAGTGATTTTGAAGAATACCATATCAATCCAGCTATTGATGTATGGACACCAGCTAGTTTAGATTTTAATAAAACACAGCCTAAACATTATAAGATAGGACAGATTGAAAAACCTGTTGTCATATCTCAAAATGATGAGATAAACACACCTGTGCAAAATCTATATTTTGTAGGTAATCCACAAGACCTTAAACCACAACAACCTGTCATTCAACAAGACGAATGGTCTTTGCCACCTAAAACTTTAAAAGTAGGTGGCAAATTTCAAATGGGAAAATAAAAATGTTAAACTCAACAATCATCCAAGCCATTAGTGATGGCTATCAAGTCGTATTGCCATTGGCAGTAAAAAAAGATTTAAAGATCGAGTTAAAGTTTTATAACTTGATCATCACTACCAAAGAAGAAGTAATCAACAAAGAAAAGTTAATTTTCTTGAAATGGGAAGATGCGAATGAACTTGAAAGATTATCTTGGAAACAATTTTTACTTTAAGAGGTGGATTGATCCTGTGTTGGTTTTGCCACCTGATCTTATACCTAAAGTAAATAAGAAACAAAAAAGAGCAATGAGAGAAGCAGAAGCATGGGTTTTAAAATATGGCAGTACTATCTTATATCTTAAAGGACTAATCCGAAAAGATGAGTTTGTATATATGGAAGAAAATCATGTTTTTGTAAACACGATTATTAAACCTACGATGCAGGAATTGATAGACATAGCAAAGATCTGTGGTGAAGAGCAATTTCAGACAGTGATAAAAATGACATCACATAAAAAAATTGTGGAATACCTTAGACCTTTTTATTGTATTATAAAATAAACCAATCAAAACAAAGGAAATGTTCAAATGACATTATCATTAAAGTTATCCGAAGCGATTGCACAATTACAAGCAGTTGTAGCTGATGTAGAATCAGCAGAAAAAGGCAAACTCAAGCCAAGTGTGCGAGCAAGAAAAGAACTTCTAACAATTTCTAAATCTTTAAATGGTTTAAGAAAAGAATTGTTAGAAATCTCTAAAGCAGAAAAAGCAAAGAGAAAAGCAGAAAAAGAAGCAAATCCAAAAAAGAAGTATGCAACAGGCTTTGCCATTAAGAAAGCCTAAACATTAAATATATCTTATCTTGATAAAGTCTCTTGATAAGGTATTTGATGTTAATAATATGGTTAGCTTTATGGTTTCTATGTTATATAAAAGTAAGCATCATATTATTTAAAAGCGAATTGGCAGTACAAGAGAAGGTAGTTTGGTATGTAAAAATATCAGGCTACCTTTTTTTATTTTGGTCTTTAGAGATATTAGATTATATGGTAGATAAAGACCTGTGGACAATCAAATGGTATTTAAGATTTAGGACTATATAGCATATAGCTTGCTACATCCATAATGTTTTGATGTGCATGAGCAAGTTTACTTTCAACCCAATCTTCTAATGGTGTATCTGAATTAATCATATCAGCAAGAGTAGAAAGTTGAGTAATCATTTGTTCGATATGAGAAACAGACATATAAGAACCATCTGAATCAGCTTGAATATCCATAATAGCATTAGCTTTCTTACCTAGCTTTCTAGCTTCTTTTCTTTTCTTTTTTGCAGTAGCTTTAAGAGTTCTCACAGCTTTCTTAACAAGTTCTTCAGCACTTTTAATAATATCAAAAGACGATGCTAGTTTATCATGTAGATCAGCTGGAATAACATTTGATTTCTTAAGGTATGTCAAATCATGTTTAGACCATGCAGTTTTATATTCTTTAGCTTTTTCATCAGCTTTATCAGCATCAGCTAAAAGATCATTCATTTCAGATTCAATAGATGCTACTAGCATTCTAGCAGTTCTATTAAGAAACTTATTTTGAGTATTGTTAGCATTAATAAACTTATTAGCTACTCTTGATGCTAGTTTAACATTCAATTCTTTTTCGCAGGACTCTTGAGATTTAGGTGCTTGACCTGTAATAGTACCACCATACATACAGGTGTTTACTTTCCATTCATCTTCAAAGTCTTGTTCTTTAATCCATTTGCTCCATTCTTTTTTACCTTTGGGTCCTGAATGAAATCTTGACTGTCTTTCCAAATCAGCTTTTTTAAACTGATCTTTATATTTATCAGTGTTTTCTTTCCATTCATCTTGAAAATCTTCAGGTTGATCTTCAAACCATTCTTTAAATTCTTTCTTGCCTTGGGGACCTTCATGAAATCTAGATTCTTTATCAAAATCAGCAAACATATCATTTGCTTCAATGCTACCATAATCTCTTCTCATCATTAAAGGTTGAGATAATTCTTGTTGAGAATCATCACCATTACAGCCACAGGCAGTAAAACGATTAAATCTATTTCTTTTTAACATTTTATTAAAATCCTTTTCTTTTTCTTAGAGATGCCATCACTTGACGACCTTCTGAGTTTACTTCACGATCAACCATAAGAGCAGGTCTACGAACCATGTAATTGGGCCATTTCTCTGCCCATTTAGAATAGAAAGTACTTGAATCTACAATCCTAACAGTTTGATCAGGATCAGGGATATTTGGATCAGCAACATAAACATCCATAGTACCATCAGGTTTTTCTACTACATCAAAAATTAAACTTGCATGACTCCATTCTCTACCTTCAGGATTCCAAGAGATGAGAACAGGCTTGCCTAGATCTGTCCAGCCTTTAACTTGCTTTAAAGTAGAAGGTACAACTAAAGTACCTCTACAGCCATAATGTTGCAGGCAGGCTAAAACTTCTTCCCATCTAGCACCTTGCATAGGTTTAGCACCAATTACTTTTTGAACTTCATCTTCTGATGTGTCAAAACCTAAAGCATTTAATGCCATAGCAGTAGATGCAGATACACAAGAGTATTGTGTTCTTTGCCTAACAGGATTTACATTAGCTTTGGCAATACGATTTTTAAAAAACATAGGATTAAAACCTTTCATCTTTATATGTATGAAAGATAGATAGAATATAAAAAGAATATGAAAAAACTTAAATGAACTTGCAATTTAAATTGAGCATAAGTGTTTATATGATACGAAATGAAAAAATCGTAAGCTCTTTGAAAACTCTAGTTCTTTTTACTCTGTGCTACTTTACTTGTAGGTGGCAGAAAGAAGTGTTGCTATTATGGCTACATTTACAAATTCCGAAGTGATTTCATCCTTCCTCTCTAATCAGGTATCATTATGGTTGAATGATGGTATCCGTAGTAAATCTTTGGTGGCATTCCAAAGAACACTTTGGTTTATTGATAGCGATGGTAAAGAAATTATCATGGCAAAGGTCAAATCCGAAGATCACAAAGGTATTAACTATACGATAGTGATTAATAAAATCGAGCATCTGAGTCCTAGTTTCAATAAACTAAGAAATGAAATGGTCTTTGAATTTTTAACTAAATTCCATGATCCGACAGCAGAAGATTGGTCTGAAAAAATAAGAAATTTTAAACTTGTTGAGTTCAGACCACTACATGAAAACGATGGATTACAATCGTATATCCTAGTTGAATAAAAAAACTTAAATGAACTTGCAATAAGTTCTGATCTTAAGTGTTTACCTATTACCAAACAAACCAACCACTCAAAAGGATCAAAATTGAAGAAGTCATCTTTAATCCTAAATATTTTCAAAGGTCTTCAAGACCTACACAGTAAACATGACAATGACTTTGCAGGTCTTGAGGCAGATTTCAAGGCATTCGTTGTCAAAGCAGTAGCAGTTAACTATACAGATAGTACATTGTCTAAACAGCATGATCTCTATCAAGCGAATGATGAGATTGAAGAAGTGATTTGTAGCATCATGAGAGATGCAGAAGATGCAAGTGAAGTCTATGCAAACTTTAAGATTTGTGAAAAGACAGTTAGCAAGTTAAGAGGTTTACTTGAAGAAGTGGCAACAGAAACTGAATTTCACAGTCTTGAAAAGACAATGAGATCAAAGATATTCAATACACTTGGTACTTTGACAGAACCATTTGAACTCATAGTAGAACATAACGAATATTCCGATATGTCAGATTTGACAGGTGAACTTTTCGGTATCTATGAAAGTTATGAAGAGCAAAAAGAAAAAGGTTTTGAAGATACAGGCAGTCATAGAACATTAAGTGATTTAAGAGAAGTCTTAGAAAAGATAATGTTCTAAATGCAGGTGATCACAAAAAAAGTGATCTAAAAATGTAAAATTTAATTTTAAATACTTTAAGAATAAAAACCAAACAGTCAACAAAGGAAAACTTTAAATGACAACAAGCATACCATTACCAACAGATGGCAAAAAAATTAAAGCATTATTTGATAATCCAAATAGCTTTCAAATCACTAATGACAATCTCAATTTTCCATTTCAATGCTACTTTGTAGGTGGCAGGTTGGAAAACATTAAAGATGTGATTTTACCTGCATTGAGAAAAGAACTAGGCATGAATTTTATGTTTGGTGGACATAAAGATCCAACCAAAAAGTCTTTTCCAATCATTCCATTTACTACAATGCTTGTCTTTCATTTAAAAGATATGTCAGGACATCCTATAAGAGAATGGGCAAAAAAAGAAGCAGATGATTTAGGCATACCATTTATTGAGATTGTGCAAAAAATCAAACCTACGATTGAAACCATTCAAAAACACTATCCAAACTTTTGGGAAATATCACAAAGGTTTAAAATGTTAAGATCTCTATTACCAGCAGAGGACTGCAAACAAGAAAGTGACTTTTTTGTGTTCACAGTTGAAAATTTTATTAAAACAATCATTCAAAAAGAAGATTGGTTAGTGATTGAAAAAAACTGTATGGATAAACCATATCGTTTACTACCTGTGAATGTGCATAATGAAAATCCTGTAGATTTTTACAGAAAATGTATCAGAGAAAACATTAACAATTTCTTAAATGGTCTTGAAAATCCTTTGGATATGACTACAAGCACACCTTTACCACCAAGAGTAGAATCTTGGTATGAACAAGGTGCGATCTTATTAACAGATCATGTTTTATCTGTAATACAAGGTAAATCAGAACGATACAGCAAAGAACAGTATCTTGAAATCAAAAGACAATGGCTGATTGATATGGTTACTGATCCTGTTCTTGATAAAGAATGGACTAAAAACTTCCATAAGATTGATCAAGCATTTAAAGGCATTTTTGGTTGTGGCATTCCATCTGTACTTAAAACAGAAGTAAAAGACATGATGGAAATGAAATACCAAGATGATTTTAAACATCTTTTAGATAACCAACCTACCATTGTAGAGCAACCTGCAACCATTGTAGAACAACCAACCATTATAGAACAACCAACCATTATAGAACAACCAACCATTATAGAGCAACCTATAGTAGAGCAACCACCTATAGAAAAGGATATACCTGTTATGAAAACAGATACTATTAAAACAGAAACCAAAGTGTTTAAGAGTGCAGGCATCAATGGAATGAAATTCCAAATGACAGAAGGTGCAACCTTAATCATTGAAAATATCCAAATCAATGATTTAGATTTAAAGGAATGCAGTCAAGTAGTCATTAAAAATGTAAATGGAAATCAAGTAGGTGAAATGAAGATTACCTTTTAATTAAAATGGAACTTCTTGTGTTTCAAATTGAACTTTATTTAAAAACTTACCAATCAAAAATTTATTAACACCTTTTGAAAATAATAGCTTTTCAATCTGCATTTCTGTTCTAGGATTAAAAGAACTCATTACATATTCCTGTGTAAGATCAAATAAAACATCATCATCTAGTAAATCAAGTTTAGTGATTTGTTCAAGATATTTAATGCTTTCATCAATAGCATCCATAAGCATTTCTTTTACAGCACCTGCATATTTGAAACTTGCTGTTTTACCTGTAAAATATTCACTTGGATCTTTTGTGCAATGTGCTTTATCGTTGGGATTTTTATATTTACAATAAATGCTCCAAGCTGTACTAAAAGCATATCCTGTATCATATCCTTTTTCTTTTTCAAAAAACTCTGCTTTGTCTTGTACATATTTTGGAATATCTCTTTGATTATCAGCAGATAATCTTTGTAGCATTGCTTTTTTAATAGCATTGTGCTTATTCATAGCATCACTTCCTTTTTGATCTTTATAGTTTAAATAAAACATATAAAATAAATACATTATTAAAAAAGAAGTGATCTAATATGTTAGGTAGTTTTTATTAAAAAAAGTAATTAGGAAACAATTTTACCTGTCCTCGGGTCAAATTTATAATCATTATCTTCTGCTCGGTCTTTAAAATATTCAAAACTTTCAATATTTTCAAATTCGTTACGAATGATCTGTGTAATTTCATGTAAGAAATCTGTTACATATTCTCTAACCTCATCTACAAAATCTTCAACCAAATTCTTTAAACCAGCAAATCCCTTTTTAGGATCAGAGCCATAATATTGACCAATTTCGTCTTGAATGCGATATAATAAGAAACTTGTTGTGCCTTCAGCATAGTCTTGATTTCCTTTCAACTTGTAGCCACCATGAAATCCTGTACTGACTGTGGTACTAGAATCATCAAAATCTGAGATAATGCTTCTTAGGAATTTACCAAGACTTTTATACTTTGCAAATCGTGGTGTCATCAAAAGATCGGTAAAATCGATTCTAGCAATTTCAACAGAAAATTCACCATGATAGTAATCATATTCTAAACCGTATTTTTCCATAGTAATTTCTGGAAATACAGTAGAATTTAATAGATTGATCTCATCATGAATAATATCTTGTGCGATCTCATATTCGGGATTGTCACCACCAAGCCATAATGAGTGTGCTGTATCTTGCATTTGTGGTGAAAGTTCGCTAAGGCTCACACCTTGATCTTCCATAGCGAAACGAGAACGAGATGCAAAACGACTACGAGTAGCTGGAATACTAGATTGTGTTCTTTGAGATGCTACTGCTATTTTTTTAGCTAAAGAGTTTAATCTTCTAAACATTTTTTGTCCTTTTTGAAAAAGTAAATGAACATTCTTAAAAACATATAAAATAAATTCATTATTAAAAACAGAAATCCTCTACACTTTATTATAAGTCTGTTTACCATCCACATCTAAATAAAAAGGTAAACACTATGTCTAACCTACTGTTTCAAAAATTTGAACAAATCGTCTTAAAACGAATTGAAGAAAATGATCAAGATGTTAAAGACTTCCTACAGGCTCTTGATCCTAATTTTTACTCTCAATCCGAATTATGGTTAAATGTTTTACAACACCATACTTGTTTTGAACTTAACACTAATGAAAATATCTCTTTGTATGCTTTCATGCTTTATCAAGCAGATGCCACCACTTTAACAGATACTCGTCAAGCTGGTAAAGATACTACTACCATCTTAGGTAAAGAAATTGGATCAGTGCCTTTGGCTGAAGATAGTGTCTATTCTTTTAAAGATCAAGATGGTATTTTGTGTCCAACTACTTTGCATACTCGCATTAAAGATAAAACTACTTTCTCTACTCTTGATTACTGTATTTCTAAATACCTTGAATCACATGATCCTTATTACTTCACTTTCTATTACCTTTCTCTTGGTGATGTTCTTTTAAGTACTCTTCAAAATGTCTTATTAGATCATCCTGCACAGCAATGGATTTTTCAACAATTATCTGTTGCTCTGCAAGTAGAGGCTGATCTTGCTTCTTTAAAACATATCCCTGATCTTGATGATTTACATGATCTCATGGTCAATAAATATGGATCAAAACTTAGAGATTTGAATGAGATGTATCCTTTCCAAGAGCAATATGGATTGCATTACCAATATAAGAGAAAGCCATTACATTATTTTATGAAAAAATATTTTTCTTATTGAACTTGCAATAAATCTTAATCCTAAGTGTTTATGTAGTATCAATAACAAAAACACAAAGGATTAGTCAAAATGACAAATCAAAAAACATGGTCTACTAACCAACCTAAATTCAATTGGACTAACATTTCTGAACATCCTGCACCACCTGCATGGGGTCAAATGAGTACCTTACCTAAATCCACTGATGAATGGTCTTTAGCAGATATTGATCCAAGTGAATGGTGTGATCCTGTTGAAAAACAAGATGAATATCCTATGGAAGAAGACACCACTGACTATAACAGTCAAGAATGGAAAGATGGTCAAGCAAGATTTAAAGAAATCTGTGAAGCATATAGAAAGTCTAAGTAATCCACAAAAATGTTAAAAGAAGAAGATTTATACCTTAAAGTACAAAGTGGAACTTTAAATGAATTTCTTTGCACAAAGTTCTATGATCATTTCTTTTTTCTCTCTCTTAAAAGTCTTGATGTTAATAGTTTTCTTTTGGTTACAAACACCAACACAATCCATCATGTTTACCATGATGGAAAAGAATGGCTGTACTCATACAAAGATACTTATCTCTTTGCACAACCTAAATATCTAAAGATTGACTCAGATCTTTACTCTTTTGTTCTCAAAAAAAGACATGAAATATAAATGCTTACTACATACCTAAACCAACTTAAAGATATCGAATCTCGTAATGGTTCTGAATACTCTTATCGTCCTGCTCTTAAATCTATTCTTAAAGGTCTTGTCTTTACTGATGAACCAACAGGCAAAGGTAAAAATAAAATTGATATGGAAGTCTATACTCAAAACTCTTTGGTAGCTTTCTATATTGAAACTAAAAACCTTAATGAAGATTTATCTCATAAAAAACATCAAGACCAATTCAATAGATATAAGCAGGCATTTCCTAAATTGCTTATCACTAACTTTATTGACTTTGAATTTTACCAAGATGGCATCCTATTAGATAAATGCAAACTAGATGAAACCAATCCTGCCAGCTTTGATAAGTTTAATACCTTGCTAGATAACTTCATGGCAAGCACTATCCATTTTAATAATCCTTTGGCATTAGCTAAAAAACTTGCAGATAAAACTAAGCTACTTAAAGCAGACATCTTATCTACTTTAAATACTGATGATCTTGAAATTGAGCAAAAGATTAAAACCAAAAAGAAATACAAGCTGGTGGCATATAGAAATGAATTTAAAAAGATGCTTATTGAAGATATTGATAACAGTCAATTTGCAGACCTTTATGCACAAACTTTAAGTTATGGTTTATTTGCATCAAGGTATTATGCTTTCCAAAAAGATCCAAATGCTATCTTTACTAGATCAGATGCTTCAAATCTTATCCCAAATACCAATCCTTTATTAAAGCAATTCTTTGATACCATTAGCAATGATAAGAATGAGTTATCCCAAAGCATCAATAATTTGATAGATGCAATCACAACCATTTTAGCTAACACGGATATGAGTAAAATCATTTCATCTTTAAAGCTGGCTAACAATGATATAGTTATTCACTTTTATGAGAATTTTTTAGAGCAATATGATCCTGAATTAAGAAAGCAAATGGGTGTTTGGTACACACCTGTAGAAGTAGTGGACTATATTGTAAAAGGTGTAGATGAAATCTTAAAGACTAAGTTTGCTATTAAAGATGGTATTTCATCTAGTGAAAAGCAATCCTATACCTACAATAAAAAAGTAAAGGTAGGTGAAAACTCATATAAAACAGAAATGGTAAATAAAGAAAATGTGCATAAGGTACAGATTTTAGATCCTGCGACAGGCACAGGCAATTTTTTAAATTCAGTAGTTTCATATATCAAGAGTAATTACAAGTATCCTTCTTTATGGAATGATTATGTGAATAAAGATTTGATACCTAGATTAAATGGTTTTGAATTGATGATGCCTTCTTATGTGATGGCACACATGAAGATGTATGAGTTATTAAAAGACAGTTTAAGTGAAGATACAGAAAGATTTAACATTTACTTAACAAACACCTTAAATGGTGCAGTGGATGTAGAAGAGCATTTATTGAGTGTGAGTGATTTGGTTTATCAATTAAATGAAGAGGCAATAGGAGCAAATAGAGTAAGACAAGAACAGCCTGTGATGGTAGTTCTTGGCAATCCACCTTATAATGGTAGGAGTAAGAATAATGGCAAGTTTATTAATGATCTCATGGGTGATTATGCTATGAAAGGTAGCAGTGGTGCTTTAAATGATGACTACATTAAGTTTATTAGGTATGCACAGAATCTTATTGATCAAAATGGCAGTGGTGTAGTAGCTTATATTTCCAACAGTAGTTTCTTATCTTCTATTGGTATGACAAATATGAGAAAGTCTTTATTAGAAAGTTTTGATGAGATTTACATTCTTAATTTTAAAGATGAAAATGTTTTTAACATCAAGACACCTGTGTGCATCTCATTCTTCGTTAAGACTAATAAGAAAGTAGTAGGTAATTTGGCTAGTGTACACTATCATGAAATTAAAGGCTCAAAGGAAGGTAAATTTAAATATTTGGAAACAAATTCAATTTCGGAAAATAATTTTATAAAAATAGAGATATTCAAGCCTGAATATTACTTATATTATCAAGAAAGTTCTATTAAAAGTGAATACGACCAAAATAGTTTTTCTTTAGAACATTGCTTTAAAGAAAGCAGTATTGGTATCACAACAGGTTGTGATAATTTACTTTTAGATACTAATTCAGATAGACTTTCTATGAAAATAGAAAATTATTTAAAAAATAGTATCTTACCTTTAGACTGTTCAGAAACAGTAAACACTAGGAAAATTCAGCAGTCTATAAATAAGAAAGAGGATGGTATTTTCTCTACCTTAACATATAGAGTTTTTGACACTAGACATTACTTTGATAGTAAATTGACAGCTCGTAGAAGAGAAGAAATCAAAAAACATGAGCAAGCGAAAGAGCAAATATTTTTAATTTATTCTCGAACCTGTTTTGAAGATAATTTTGCACATATACAATACACAAAAACAATTCCTGATATTAAATTCTTTAAAGGTGACAGAGGTGTTCACTCTACACCTTTATTTCTCTATAATGAAGGCAGTAGCATTATGCCTGCATCTCAATCATCTAACTTCACAACTGACTTTCTAAACGAATTTGGGAAAGCAATCTCTAAATCTCACCAAGATGAACCCACACTAGCTACAGACCAAACCTTCTCTTCTCTCGATACTATGGATTATATCTATGGTGTCCTTAACGATAAAGCATACACTACTAAATATAACCAATTCCTTAAATCAAATTATCCAAGAGTACCTTATCCACAATCTATTGCTACTTTCATCCAATATAAAGATGCAGGTAGTAAGTTAAGAGTCATCCACCTAGATGATACTACTCAAGATACTACATCTACATACAATGCCACAACCAATAATAAGATTGAGAAAATCTTCTTTGATACAGATAAAGTGTATTTCAATAAGACTAGCTATTTTGATAATATCTCTCAAGCCATGTTCGACTTTAAAATAGGTGCTTCACAGCCACTTAAAAATTGGTTGGAAAGTAGAAAAGATGATACCTTTGACCAAACCATGATTGAACAATATTTAAATGTCATTTATAAAGTTAGACATTCTTGCTAAAACTATTATTTCTTATCTAAAACAATTACAATTTAAACATTCTTATCTAAATCTATTATTCTTCATCGCCAAAGAAATCATCATCATCCATATCTTCACTAATGCCATCATCATATTCTTCTGATGCAAATTCATCCTGCTCTACATCATCCTCACTTGGCTCTGTATTCCAAAGGTTTTCTAATTCTTCATCTTCGGATGATGTTCTTAATGGACTAGAATTATTTGCATATCCTTTATTATCAGGGATGACTTTAGCTGATCCACCACTTTGCACAACTTCAGTAATGTTATTTAATGCTACTGCTGGTGTTCTACCATGACTATCTGATCTATCTAAATTCAAAGTCTTATTTACAGGTGAATCAGGTGCTGTACTGCCTATGTCATCTGAATATCCTTTAGGTAAACTTTCTTTGCCTTTAAAATTATCTACACCACGATTTGTCTGCACACCTGTGGAAAAGCTATCTCTATTAGGTGGAATTACATCTCTTTGAAAATCTGCATTCTTTGTATTTAAAAATCCTGATGCTTGAATCATTTCACTAACAAAAGCATTTCGTTCATTTTGACTACTTAAATTTGATTTAATATTTTGCCATGTTGCTGATTTCTGTAATGCTACATTAATCGTATTCATATTGCCTGCTTTGACAAATGGTTTCATCTCTTTAATAATAGATGCCATCACCATGTTCTTTTGTGCTTTGGCTAACTTTTGCTTTCTAGCCTCAACCATTTCTAATTGCTTTTGCTCTTCTGCTTGCTTTAATAAATCCTGCTTTTGTTTTAA